GTAGATGGAAGCGTGAAGACTTTATTAAAGATGACCCTTATAAAGAAATGTGGGATAAAAATTGGATAAACAAATAACCATAAACGAATTTATTAAACTTTGTAAAAAGCTATTCGGGGATAACATAGAATACAAAGCAACTTCTAAAGATGGACAAGTATTTAAAACGAAAGGATGGAGAGATGATAAAATGGGCACTAACCAAAGACAACTTACCCCAGCTTATAGAGAAGCTAAAAAATCTTGACTTTACTAAACGCTGGCGTGTAACAGTAACAGACGCTAAACTTAACCGTAGCTTAGAACAAAACGAAAGACTTTGGCAGTTATATACAAGCATATCTCAGCACACAGGCATTGACAAATCCCAGTTGCATGAACTTATGGGTTGGAAATTTTTAAGAGAACAAAAGGTTATAGCTGGTATGCCTTGTGAAGTTATTAAGTCAACCACAAAATTAACAACTTCAGAAATGACGGAATACCAAAACTCAATAGAAATTTGGGCACAAACTAATTTAGGTTGGATGTGGGATTACGAATGAACTACTTATCAGTTTGTAGCGGTATAGAAGCAGCAACAGTAGCTTGGCATGACATGGGATGGAAACCTATTGGTTTTTCAGAAATAGAAAAATTCCCTAGTCAGTTATTACAACATCATTATCCACATGTTACTAATTATGGTGACATGACAAAATTTAAGGAGTGGAATATAAATGACACAGTCGGACTTTTGGTCGGAGGAACACCCTGTCAATCATTCTCAGTCGCTGGCTTACGAAAAGGTCTTGAAGACCCCAGAGGAAACCTCATGCTCACCTATCTTGGAATTGCAGACCACTTTAAACCAAAATGGCTTTTATGGGAAAATGTCCCAGGTGTTCTCTCTAGTAACGGAGGAGAAGACTTTGCCTGCCTCCTCAAAGGCATGGCTGAACTCGGGTATGGGTTCGCCTACAGAGTTCTTGATGCTCAACATTTCGGAGTGCCACAAAGACGCAGACGTGTGTTCGTTGTCGGATGTCTTGGAGATTGGCGAAGTGCCGCAAAAGTACTTTTTGAGTCCGAAAGCCTGTGCAGGGATATTACACCGAGCAGAGAAAAGGGGCAAGAAGTTGCCAACTGCCTTACAAAAAGCCCTTCAAGCTACAGCAGTTTTAACCCAGCAAGAAGTGAAGGAAACGCTGTAATATGTTCTGATATAGCACCAACAATGACAAGTAACGGCCCTCCTTGTTCACGCACAGGTAATTCTTACGTTGAGTCGGAAGCTTTAGTTACTTATTCTTTAGCTGAAAACATTATTGGACGCAGACCTGAAAATGGTGGCAATGGAAATGGTTATTCTGAAAATGTTATGTATACATTAAATGCCACAGGTGTTCATGGTGTTGCTCATGCTTTTAAAATTCGTGGTGGATGTGCTGGTGGCGGCAAAGGTTATTTAGGCTCTGATGAAGTTGCTTTTACATTAAGTACAAATCAGGATCAACAATTATTTAATAATATGCGTGTAAGACGTATAACTCCTATGGAATGTGAAAGACTACAAGGATTTCCTGATAACTATACAAACACACCTACATCAAGCGATAGTGTAAGATATAAAGCACTTGGTAACTCAATGGCAGTTCCTGTTATGAAATGGATTGGAAATCGTATTCAAGGAGTAGAAAATGGATTGGTTTAAACACGATTCTAATGCAAATCTAGATGAGAAGCTGCAGGAGGTGCTGCTGGACTATGGTCTTGAAGGTTATGGCCTGTACTGGTACTGCATTGAGCTTATTGTAGGCAAGACTAACACGGACAACATCACGTTTGAACTCAAGCATGATGCTAGGATTATTGCTCGCAACACAGGATCTACACCACAAAAGGTAGAAGAGATGATGAAGCGATTCATTGATCTTGGCCTGTTTGAGAATACTGATGGAAAAATAACTTGTTTAAAGGTTGCTAAGAGATTAATGACATCTGCAACAAGTAACCCACAAATGAGAAATCTTATTCAAAATATCAAATCAAAACAAGATGTTAATGAGCCGTCATGTCACCGTCATGACGATGTCATGCCAGATAAGATAAGAATAGATAAGATTAGATTAGATAAAAACACATACACCGAAGATTTTACAATCTTCTGGAATGCGTATCCAAAAAAGACAGGTAAGGATGCTGCATACAAATCATGGACTAAATACAAACCTAGACTTGATGACGTAATGTACGCTTTATCTTGGCAGCAGGATAGTGATCAATGGAAGCGTGGATACATACCTAACCCAGCTACTTATTTGAATCAAGGTAGATGGAAGGATGAAGAGCCAGTTGAAGGAGTGCCATTTTGAACAGGTTCGCTGAGTGCATGGAACGAGGTAGGAGTGCAGAGAAGCGATTTGCTGAACAGTATCTTACTGACGTTGTATGGGCTACAAAAGAGCAGGATATGTATGAGCATTGGGATGTGATGGGAACTCTTAATGGAGAGCGTTACAAGTTTGACATAAAGACATCAAAGAGAATTGATCCTAAGTTCGAGCATCACCAAAACGATTCATTCTGGATTGAGGGAACTAATGTTAATGGCAAGAAGGGATGGATTAAGGGAGATGCTGATTACATTGTGTTTGAGAGGGCATACAATTGGTGTGTTGCTAATCGTAAGAAGTTGCATGAGTGGATTAAGTTTAAATTAAAAGAGAATGGATGTAAGATAGGCAAAGGACACTACGAGATATACCAGAGGGCAGGAAGGCAGGACAAGGTAACCTTTGCTAGATATTCTGATATTCCTAGTGACGTAGCATATTTTTTGGAGAAGAATAATGATAGAGCATGATAAAAAACAATTTAAGGCCATGATGACAGCGTTGACTACGCTATATGGTAAACGTGAGCTAGATCAGGAACTATTGCGTATCTGGTACGGAAAGCTTAAACGCTTTGATATAGACATGGTAAGCAAGGCATTTGACAAGTGGGTAGATAACAACAAGTATATGCCATTGCCTGTAGACATCATTGATCTATGCAAGGCACAAGAGGCTCGTGTGATTACTTCAGCGTTACCGAAACCTGTACACACGCCAGAGCAGATCAAAGAGAATCAGGAACGACTCAACCGTGAGCTGGCAAAGATGAAACCAAAGCGTGATCACAAGGCATGGGCTAAGGACATCATGAAGACACCAGAGATGTACCCAGATATTTCTTTAAGATTTGCAAAAGAAGCATTGCACATAACTGAATAACTGATATAATGTATTGCATAAGGAGAAGACGATGGACAACAAACTTTTAACGCTATGTATCTTGATGGCATTTATTATTGGGATGTACACAACAGTTCTTATCACAAAGGATCGTGGCTGTACTGTTACATATTCTAAAAACAAAGAAGTTCATGTGATGGTGGGTAGACTATGAATAAAAATGATTTCAATATAATTGCAACTGTTATTATTTGCATCTTGTTATTAGTTACAGCTATATGCGCTAAGGCAGATAACAAGGCCATTAATGACATACTAAGTGCGTATGCAAATCAGCCACCTGTAATATATATGCAGCCATATAATATTTACCCTAACCCACCAGCATACTTGCCGCCAGTAAGAGGTCAGGTATTAGAGCAGGCAGATTTTGGTGGTGCAAGGTTACATGAAACGCAACCTATTTGGAGATCGTGGTGAGAAGTTAGCGCCAATGCTTTTAAAAGGCACACAGGTGGGCGTAAATGGCGAGATTTCTTTAAATGAATATGTCGCTAAGGATGGTACAAATAAATCGTCTATCGAGCTTAATGTAAGCAACGTAACATTGCTAGGCAAAAAAGATGCAGCGCTTACTACAAAAGTAGCACAACCTGCAGCAGAAGATTTTGAAGAAGATATTCCTTTTTGATGCCAATAGACTGCTAGTATAGAGATAAGCATCAAGGCCGAAAGCTAATGCTGTGAAAGATAACTGTAGACGCTAAATGTTTGTAGTAGCTATGAGAGTAAGACTACGAACCATAGTGCAGCGAGTAGGCCACCTTTTATGGGGGAAAGCATATTAGTTTGGATCGCTAAGACTTCAATATCTTGTGATTATTTTATTGAACCTGTGAGTACCCCACCACTTACGAGAGTATTATGAATAACAGTAGAGCAAAACAAATATACCAGTCAGATCAAAAAAAGCAGTTGATCTATGATGCAGTAAAAGCTAATAAGCAGCTAACGTCTTCAGAGTTAATGAAGGCAACTGGCCTTGACAAGTTTCATAGCATTAACACAGCAAAGCGCATGATTGATGATGGCGTACTGTCTGAAACTAAGGTTTTCTGTGATGATACTAAGAGATGGGTGTTAAAGTTTGCATTGACAGGCAAAGAGTTTCAAGCAAAGACATACGAAGAGTCGCTTGAGTTTTTGAAGGAGTCAATTGCTAATCAGAATAGAAAGATTACTAAAGGCAAGTTTGATGAGTTGATTGCAGCTAACCCTAACTTGCGTAAGTTTCATGGGAAGACATCGCTGCTAGATACAAAGGATAAGGACTACTTTAAGTCTGGACTAAAGAGTAAAGTAAATAGAGGCATAGCATCCACATGGGGGATGTTTGATTCTGCAACAGGATTTGATTAATGGTGTAACTGTGCTATAATTAATTGTCGGTTGCTGGAGAGCAGGTAACCTATTAATGCTTTCATCATTGATAGACCGACATACTCACTCAACTGCCATGAAAGGGCAAATCATGATTACACAATCAGAACTTAAAGAATTATTAGACTACAATCCAGATACAGGTATTTTTACAAGAAAAACATCAAAAGGTGGAGTAAAAATTGGATCTATTGTTGGATCAAAAAGATATGATGATTACATACAAATATCATTACAATATAAAAAATATCCAGCTCATAGACTTGCTTGGCTATATATTAATGGCAAAGAACCAAAAAATCATATAGATCATATTAATGGAAATAGATCTGATAA